GGGGCGTTTTTTTACAACGCTTTGTATTTAATAGTATTGTTTTTTAGCGTGGGTGTATTGCCTCGGCGATGTAAGGAGAGATCAGAATTGCGTTGTTTAGTGAGTTGTATCTATTTATTTTCCAATAAATACAATTGGTTATGTGTTTTTTTGGGCGAGAGGAAAAGAAAACCCGGCATGGAGGCCGGGTTGATGATTAGCGGTGTGGCCTTGAGCGATAATGCTCACACACATGTTCAAGATTTCCATGCCTTATCCGTTCATAGGCATTCACATGAACTTCTCGATCGAATTGGTCATTCAAATTGTATGTAGACATCTGTGTTTTCTCATATTGGCGGCAGCCCTACAACCGCTTGAAAAAATGTACCAGACGCGCTAAGGTTACATCGCAAATATTGTGTACCTTAACAAGGGCTCCTTTTGGAGGCTCTGGTTAAACAGCATCAATGTCGGACTGGGGAGTTGGACATTGTGCTGAATGCTTTTGCATTATTGAGGCCGAACGTAAACCTTCAGAATTGAAGAGATGCGTTCGGCTTCTTCGTTTGTGATATCGTTAGGAATGCCTTTAATCGTTACTGTAACCCCTGATTCAGGTCGAAGAACTACTGGAAGATCATAGGTATGAAGTGCATTAGCCTTGCCTTCGACTTTTGTTGGTTCGCCAGTCAAATCTTTTTCCTCACTGGATTCTTTGTCAATCGGAGTGTATGGGATTTCTTCACCAGACTGGAAAGCTACAAACTTTTTGATTGCACTTTCCATGCGGCTTTTATATGCAGTAATGCTGCTGTCGCTAGGCTTCGGCTCAGTTGCGTTGATGTATCGCTCGGCAAGCTCATTCACATCAAGCTGAGTAACATCACCCATTTCCTCTTCTTGGACTACCGTTAAGAGGCGAGCGGATGAGTTTTTTAAATTTCGAGCGGTGGCCTCCTTCATTATGTTCAGCGACATAAGCTCTTCAAGGAAGTCCTTGAATGCCTGCACGCTAACGTTTGACTTTGCCATTTGCTCTCTCTCTAAGTTATTGACTCAGATCGAGTTTATCCAGGAATTGATTTGCATGCAAGACTCAAGTCTTGAGAATTTCCGTTCAAGATCCACTCTCAATAAAAAAGGCCGCACCTCTGCGACCTTTCATCTCCTAAATCTCTTTTCTCTTACCTAAAGAAACAGCAGGCTGGGTCAGCCCTAACAACTTCAAGTGCATCGGTCAGAGAAAGCTCCGTGCTATACAGGTGTTATTTCATATCTTTTTGCATCCAATAAATTTTCCATCTGTCCAGAGAGCGGATGCACTTGATTCTTGTTGATGGCAGGACGTTTTTTCACCTGCCTCACCCTGCCATACAGGACGCTGCTCACCGATATCTATCGTCCGGTCATTGATGTTATAGACAATATCCAGATCATTACGGATATACTCAGATGGCCTTATGCTTTCAATGAATAGATGAACTTCTTTTTGACCGCTTGATACTCATGGCCATTAAACTCCATCTATCCTCTTTACCCAAACGTCTCTTCAGGCCATTGGCTGGCGATAACTTTCCCCACAACGGAACAACTCTCATTGCATGGGATCATTGGATATTGCGGGTTTAGTGGTTGTAGAAACACCTGACCGCTATCCCTGATCAGTTTCTTGAAGGTAAATTCATCACCACCAAGTCTGGCTATGCAGAAATCGCCGGGCTCAACAGCTTGCTCAGGGTCAACCAGAATTAACATCCCGTCAGGAAAACTAGGTTTGGAACCTGTTGGTGCGGTCATTGAGTTACCTTCAACCTCAAGCCAGAATGCAGAGTCACTGGCTTTTTTGGTTGTGCTTACCAATCTCTCCGCATCACCTTTGGTAAAGGTTCTGAGTTCTGGAGAGAACATCCCAGCCTGAACATGAGAAAAAACAGGGTACTCATATTGTTTTTTAACTGGGGCCGATGAGTATTCGCCAACAGGTGAAAATGTCCCGTCGTGGTTGAATGATATGTTATCAATACCAAGGTATTTAAACACCACACCAATATCACTAAGAGATGGATGACGAGATCCGCGCAACCAGTGTCCAATTCCACCCTGCGTCATACCTAGCTCTTCGGCTAACTTCTCTTGAGTTATGCCGAGCTCTTTCATTCTGGATCTAGCCAGTTCATACCATTTCATTTTCATGTCCTTATTATTACGCTCTGTACTGGAACCATCCATGCACAATGTGTATTTTTACTTGTATTTGAGAAGTACATATTGTATTTTTTTATTCGTGGTTACTATGGAGGGCATATGAGCAACCTACGAAAATATCGAGAGTCACTGAATATCTCTCAAACAACACTTGCTAAGGCAGTTGGATGCACACAGGGAGCTATCGGACATTGGGAATCTGGTCGTCGCTTCCCAGACCTTAAAACATGCCGTGCTCTTGTTGCGTGTCTAAACAAGTTAGGCGCAAAAGTAAGTCTTGATGACGTGTTCCCGCCGGAGCACAAAGCCGCTTAATAAGCGGAGCCGCTCTTTGTAACAACGGACATTCGTCCTACGTCGCTGAAAAGCGAGTCCCAAGATATCTGACCAACTAAGGCCATATGCGTTTCCACGCATACCTTTCAACTAACTATTCACTATTGGAAATCTTAAGAAATGGAACGAACAAGTTACAGCAAACTATCACAGCGCGACGTTGATCGCGCAGAAACAGATTTACTCATCAACCTGTCAACGCTTACACAGCGCGGTCTGGCAAAGATGATTGGCTGTCATGAATCGAAGATAAGCAGAACGGACTGGCGGTTTATTGCTTCGGTCTTGTGTGCTTTCGGAATGGCATCAGACATCAGTCCGATTAGCAGGGCTTTTAAGTATGCGCTTGATGAAATCACAAAGAAAAAATCCCCGGCTGCCACCGAGGATTTTAAGCAAATTGATATGCAATTCTGAGGGAATTACTGGATCAATCCACAGGAGTAATTATGACAAAACGTCGTAAGAAATACCAGGAAAAAGAAGAGATTCGACACCCTGATTCACCTGAGGGATTAGTGGTAGCCGCAGCAAATAACAGGGCGTTCGCAGAGCGCCTTGTTGGTGTTTACAGACTAGCCAAAGCAGGAGTGAAACATGGGCGTCGTTAAGTTAGCTGATTACAGGCCTCAACTGGAGGTCGTGGAGCATCGCGTGGCAGATACCGAAGATGGTTTCATGCGCGTTGCTAACGAGATTACCGACAGTCTGCTGATGGCTGATTTAACCGTCCGGCAGTTGAAGGTGATGCTCGCTATCATGCGCAAGACATACGGATTCAATAAGCCGATGGATCGACTCACAAACACGCAGATAGCAGCCATGACAGGTATTCATCACACTCATGTTTGCGCTGCCAAGCGCCAGCTTATTGAGCGTAAATTCCTCATTGCTGATGGCGTGAAAATCGGAGTGAACAAGGTGGTTTCTCAGTGGATTAGCCAGGACAGCTTAACATTAGCTAAAACAGCTAATAAAACATTAGCCAAGTCGGCTAATGGGTATAAGCCAAGTCAGCTAAACACAAAAGACAATATACAAAAGACAATAAATACAAATACCCCCTTACCCCCTAACGGGGATGGCGATGGGCAGGTTAAACCTGAACGTCGCAAGGCAGAACGAATCGACTACGAATCCTTCCTGAACGCCTACAACACCGAAGTCGGTGACAGACTTCCACACGCTGTTGCGGTCAACGAGAAACGAAAACGCCGCCTGAAGAAAATTATCCCGCAACTGAAAACGCCAAACGTGGACGGTTTCAGAGCGTATGTCAGGGCGTTTGTGCATCAGGCCAAGCCGTTTTACTTCGGAGACAACGACACGGGCTGGACGGCAGATTTTGATTACCTGCTGAGGGAAGATTCGTTAACGGGAGTTCGGGAAGGGAAGTTTGCAGACAGGGGGATTGCATGAGACAGGATATCGAAGCTAGCGTTATCGGTGGCCTGCTGATTGGTGGATTAACTCCAACCGCCAGTGACGTTCTGGCAACGCTGGAGCCGGAAGCGTTTTCAATTCCGCTCTACCGGAAAGCCTTCGAGGTTATTCGCAAGCAGGCGAGAAACAGAAACCTAATCGATGCGCTGATGGTTGCCGAGGCGTGCGGAGAGGAGCATTTCACGTCAATCCTGATGACCAGCAAAAACTGCCCGAGTGCCGCAAACCTGAAGGGATATGCCGGAATGGTCGCGGATAACTATCACCGCCGTCTGGTGCTGGAAATCATGGATGAAATGCGTGAACCAATCCAAAGCGGAACCATCGACGCATCGAGTCAGGCGATGGATGAACTTGTAAAGCGTCTTTCAGCCATCAGAAAGCCCCGTGACGAGGTTAAACCTGTACGGTTAGGGGAAATCATCACTGACTACACTGACACGCTTGACAGGCGTCTGAGGAACGGAGAAGAGTCAGATACCCTGAAGACCGGAATCGAAGAGCTTGACGCTATCACTGGAGGGATGAACGCAGAAGACCTGGTGATTATCGCCGCTCGTCCTGGTATGGGGAAAACCGAACTGGCGCTGAAGATTGCCGAAGGTGTGGCAAGCCGCGTTATTCCTGGTTCTGACGTCCGGCGCGGGGTATTGATTTTCTCAATGGAAATGAGCGCATTGCAGATTGCAGAGCGAAGCATTGCCAACGCCGGGAGGATGTCGGTTAGCGTACTGCGAAATCCTGCATCGATGGATGACGAGGGCTGGGCACGTGTTGCTAACGGCATGAGTCAGCTTGCAGATTTGGATGTATGGGTAGTCGATGCTTCGCGGTTATCGGTCGAAGAAATACGCTCAATCGCAGAACGGCATAAGCAGGAAAATCCAAACCTGTCACTCATCATGGCGGATTATCTTGGCCTGATTGAGAAGCCGAAAGCAGACCGCAACGACCTCGCAATTGCTCACATCTCCGGAAGCCTGAAGGCGATGGCGAAAGACCTGAAAACACCGGTTATCTCCCTGAGTCAGCTTTCGCGCGATGTTGAGAAGCGACCAAACAAACGCCCGACAAACGCAGATTTGCGTGATTCAGGAAGCATTGAACAGGACGCAGACTCAATCATCATGCTCTATCGGGAAGCGGTATATGATGAGAACAGTAGCGCCGCGCCATTTGCTGAAATCATCGTGACGAAAAACCGTTTTGGCTCGCTTGGTACAGTTTACCAGCGGTTCTGTAACGGACACTTTGTTGCATGTGACCAGGATGAAGCCAGACAGATTTGCACAGCATCAAATGCACCTGCTGCGCGTGGCAGACGATATGCACAAGGGGCTGACGTATGACCATCTACATCACTGAGTTAATAACAGGCCTGCTGGTAATCGCAGGCCTTTTTATTTGGGGGAGAGGGAAGTGAACGATAGCTACCGACAGTTTGAAAACTGGTGGTCAAAAGACAAAAGCCAGTTCACGGGAGACGATGAATTAAAAGAGTTTGCCTGGGTGATATGGCAGGCATCGCGCTCTGCTATTGAACTGGATATCGACTGGCCCGAATCGAATGACGACCTTTGGAAAGATGGTGAAGAAGGTGCTTATGCGATGGGTTATGAGGATGGGCGTGACAAAACGGTAATTGCAGTAATGAAAGCCATCAGGGCCGCAGGAATCAAAGAAAAGAATTTCGATTAAGCAAATATCACTTCAATAAATCGCTTTTAAGGCATCACAATCGCTCTGTGGTGAGGTAAGCACGTGCAAGGTATACCGATAAGCAGCGAGAATGAAAAATGCGTCAGAATGCGTTTGAGGAGGTTTTAAGAAATGAGTACGATAGCTGAGCTTGTCAGGGCTAATTTTCGTGAAGAGTTGGTGCGTTGGTATCGGTATCGTTCATCGTCCAGTTTGCCGCTTGATGAGTTGTATGAGCATTCACCTGCCGCACGACGCTATCCGCGTGACCGTGTTCTTCGACGGTTGTTCAAACTCAACAATGAGTTTCAGCGCAACAGAATTATCCGGAGTCTGGATTTTAAGTGAAGGAGTGAGCATGAGCGACCTATCATTAACCCAGCCAAAGCTAAAAGAATGTCCGTTTTGCGGCGGTAATGCTCGTCTGTGGGTTGAGGCCGGAATAAATATTGATGTGTGGGGCTATGCAGAATGTGACCTCTGTGAAGCCAGGGTGGCATGGGCACCATCAGTTGCTGCGGCTACTGAAAAATGGAACCGGAGAGCAGGAGATGAAGCAAACCTTTCTGCTTCGCAACGAAGCAATCAGAAATAACGCCATAGACGCCATTCTCTCACTACCCATCGACGACAAGTCACCCCACGAAGTCCACGTTAAAGAACCCAAGCGCAGCAAAGCGCAGAATGACCGCATGTGGCCGATGCTGAACGATGTTTCGCGTCAGGTGCTATGGCATGGTCAACGGCTGGCGCCGGAAGACTGGAAAGACCTGTTCACTGCCCTGTGGCTTAAGACCAAAAAACTGGAGCAAAGAAGTGCGCCTGGTATCGACGGTGGCGTTGTCATGCTTGGCGTGCGTACCAGCAAAATGCGAAAGGCCAGCATGACTGAGCTTATCGAAATCATGTTCTGGTTCGGCTCAGAGCGCAACGTGCGGTGGAGTGATGACTCCCGGCGAGAGTATGAATGGTCACAACGAAAAGGGAAGGCTGCATGACTATCAAATCAAATACGCCAGCACACGACAAGGACTGCTGGCAAACGCCGCTCTGGCTTTTTGATGCGCTGGATATTGAGTTTGGATTCTGGCTGGATTCAGCTGCGAGCGACAAAAACGCTCTGTGCGCTCACTGGCTAACTGAGGCTGACGACGCGCTAAATTCTGAGTGGATAAGCCACGGTGCAATCTGGAATAACCCACCGTACAGCAATATCAGGCCGTGGGTGGAAAAAGCCGCTGAGCAGTGCATACAACAGCGACAGACGGTAGTGATGCTTGTGCCAGAGGATATGTCTGTCGGATGGTTCAGCAAGGCTCTGGAGAGTGTTGACGAAGTTCGCATCATCACTGATGGACGGATTAATTTTATCGAACCATCGACAGGGCTGGAGAAGAAGGGAAACAGCAAAGGCTCAATGTTGCTGATTTGGCGACCGTTCATCAGTCCTCGACGGATGTTTACTACCGTATCCAAAGCGGCATTGATGGCGATCGGGCTGGGCGTCAGGAGGGCTGCATGAGGCGACAGCGACGAAGTATCACCGACATCATCTGCGAAAACTGCAAATACCTTCCAACGAAACGCTCCAGAAATAAACGCAAGCCAATCCCAAAAGAATCTGACGTAAAAACCTTCAATTACACGGCTCACCTGTGGGATATCCGGTGGCTAAGACATCGTGCGAGGAAAACAAGGTGATTGACGTGATGATTTATTCGGGGCTATATTCCTCAAACGCCAGCAAAATCTGGCGTCGGGATTGGCGTCCTGGATAGAGACCGCGACAGATACACGCCGCGAGCGTGTTTTTTATTGTCGTATGCACGCGCACATCTGAATTATGGTGGGCTGTGTGGGGGCGGAGAGATCCGCGCCGGTCGGTTTCCCGGTTACGCCAACCCTGCACAGTTCACCACCAGACGATTGGCGTCGTCGGTGGTGAGTTATTAAGAAACCACCAGAGGGCGTCATTATGACAACTAAAATTTCTGTTGAAACTCTCTCCCCGATCACCCATAACCAGATTCCTGTTATTACCACCGAACTTTTGGCGCAGCTTTACGGCACTGAGCCGGTGCGTATTCGCCAGAATCATCATGAGAACAAAGTACGCTTCGTTGAAGGGAAACACTTTTTCAAAGTTGTTGGTAATGACCTTAAAGAATTGCGGGTAGCTTTAAACTACTCACAAAATTTGCGGGTTACTTTAAGTAACTCACAAAATTTGCGGGTTACTTTAAGTAACTCACAAAATTTGCAACCATCTTTAAGAGGGTTACAAATTTCCCCGAAAGCCCGCTCCCTCATCCTCTGGACAGAACGCGGCGCAGCCCGTCACGCAAAAATGCTCGAAACCGATCGGGCGTGGGAAGTGTTCGAAAAACTGGAAGACTGCTATTTCAGTCAAAAAATCCCAGAACAACTTCAGCTTCCAGAATCAACACTATCTATCAACTACCCTCTCTCGTGGTTTTCAGAGCATCACCCCTACTCCATGATGAGCTATGTTGATCGAAAAACTCTTAACCTGGACGTTTCTGTGCTCTTCGATATGCCAAGCCCAACTATGCGCATCCTCAACGAGCTACACAGCAAGGGCTATAACGTCGATGCAGCTGTCGCCGAATTTAACGCCTTCAAGCATCTGACGGAAGAAATGCGCCGTACTCTACAGGATATTTCAAGATTGTCAGATCGAAATTCCCGAAAAGGCTTCTCGTTAAGTCTTTAAAGAACAGATCGTTTGACAATGCTGCATTAACGGGGATATATTCCGCCTCATGGTGCTCAAAACACCTTAGCAAGTAGCGGTTACCGCGCCCGACAGACATGCGGTTTTTTTGTGTCCAGTCTTCTTGGTTTATGACCGGGCGTGCGGCTAATACAACACCAGCAATGGGAATATGCCCGCCGACTACTTGCGGTTTTGAGCGCCCGGTCACCCTCTCAAAAGGGGTAAATCAAAATATCAAGTAGGACATAAAGCATGAAAACCATCTCCGTGGAGTCCCTCTCCATAATTTCATTTAGTAATATACCTGTGGTGACTACAGAGCTTCTTGCCAGCTTATATGGCACAGAACCAGATTACATCCGAAAAAATTTCAATCGGAATTCTGGACGATTTGTTATCGGTAAGCACTACTTTTTACTTGAGAATGAGGAGTTGCGCGAATTTAAGCACAGCATGTCTTTAAGACCTTCTGTGAAAATCGCCCGTAACGTTCGCTCCCTCATCCTCTGGACAGAACGCGGCGCAGCCCGTCACGCAAAAATGCTCGAAACCGATCGGGCGTGGGAAGTGTTCGAAAAACTGGAAGACTGCTATTTCAGCCAGTGCGAGAAAAATACTGGCAAACAAGAGAAGAAGCTCAACGGGCTTTCCGCAAAAGAAACAGACAGCCTTGTATGGCTGTGGGATTATGCCAACCGCTCACAGGCATTGTTCCGTGAGTTGTATCCCGCATTAAAACTGATTCAGTCTGGCTATTCCGGCATATGCCACGACTACGGCTATGAGTTCTCGTATATCATCGGGAGGGCGAGGGGCGTTTTAATTAATCACACGCGGGATATAGATATTTATGAGCCTGACGGGCCGACGAACCTTCTGGCATGGGAAAGGCTTAAGAACAAAGAGTTGCCGCCTTCACTGCATCGCTACTGACAATTGACAACTTAACAAACCCAGCTTCGGCTGGGTTTTTTATTGCTGAATTTTCAATGTGAGAGGACATGACAATGAATGAGCTGATAAATAGCAATGCCATCAAAATGACAAGCATTGAAATCGCTGAGTTGGTGGGAAGCCAACACGGTAATGTCAGAATATCAATAGAACGTCTGGCAAAGCGTGGGGTGATTCAACTTCCTTCAATGCAAAAAGTTGAAAATAAACAAACAATTAGCCCTAACAAATTCACAAGCGTGTATATATTCGAAGGCGAACAAGGTAAGCGAGACAGCATTATTGTCGTCGCTCAGTTGTCGCCGGAATTCACCGCTCGCCTTGTTGACCGCTGGCGAGAACTCGAAGGGGCAACCGCGAAAATACCACAAACCTTTTCTGAGGCATTGCGCCTTGCGGCCGACCTTGAAGACCAGAAGGCTGAACTGGAGAAACAGCTTGCTCTCGCAGCACCTAAAGTTGAGTTTGCCGATCGAGTTGGCGAGGCCAGCGGAATTTTGATTGGAAACTTTGCAAAGGTTGTTGGTATTGGTCCAAACAAACGGTTTGCGTGGATGCGCGATCACAAAATCCTTATTGCTTCAGGTGCCCGGCGCAATGTGCCAATGCAGGAATATATGGATCGCGGCTATTTCACAGTGAAAGAAACAGCGGTCAATACAAATCACGGAATACAGATATCGTTCACCACAAAAATCACCGGGCGTGGTCAACAGTGGCTGACAAGAAAGCTGCTAGATAACGGAATGCTTAAAGTAACAGGGGAGGCTGCTTAATGGCTAAACCAGCGCGAAGGAAATGCAAAATCTGTAAGGAATGGTTTCACCCGGCATTCTCAAATCAGTGGTGGTGCAGCCCGGAACACGGAACTAAATTAGCACTCGAACGACGAAATAAAGAACGCGAAAAGGCGGAAAAAACAGCAGAGAAGAAACGACGACGAGAGGAGCAGAAACAGAAAGATAAAATTAAGATTCGAAAACTCGCCTTAAAGCCCCGCAGTTACTGGATTAAACAAGCCCAACAAGCCGTAAACGCCTTCATCAGAGAAAGAGACCGCGACTTACCATGTATCTCGTGCGGAACGCTCACGTCTGCTCAGTGGGATGCCGGACATTACCGGACAACTGCTGCGGCGCCTCAACTCCGATTTGATGAACGCAATATTCACAAGCAATGCGTGGTGTGCAACCAACATAAAAGCGGAAATCTCGTTCCGTATCGCGTCGAACTGATTAACCGCATCGGGCAGGAAGCAGTAGACGAAATCGAATCAAACCATAACCGCCATCGCTGGACTGTCGAAGAGTGCAGGGCCATCAAGGCGGAGTATCAACAGAAACTTAAAAAACTGCGAAACAGCAGAAGTGAGGTTGCATGAATATCTACGAAAGAATTGATGGCAGCAAATACCGAAATATTTGGGTAGTTGGCGATCTGCACGGATGCTACACGAACCTGATGAAAAAACTGGAGACGATAGGATTCGACACCAAAAAAGACCTGCTTATCTCGGTGGGCGATTTGGTTGATCGCGGTACAGAGAACGTAGAATGCCTGGAATTAATCACATTCCCCTGGTTCAGAGCTGTACGTGGAAACCATGAGCAAATGATGATTGATGGCTTATCAGAGCGTGGAAACGTCAATCACTGGCTGCTTAATGGCGGTGGCTGGTTCTTTAATCTCGATTACGACAAAGAAATTCTGGCTAAAGCTCTTGCCCATAAAGCAGATGAACTTCCGTTAATCATCGAACTGGTGAGTAAAGGAAAAAAATATGTCATCTGCCACGCCGATTATCCTTGTGATAAATACGAGTTTGGAAAGCCAGTTGATCATCAGCAGGTAATCTGGAACCGCGAACGAATCAGCAACTCACAAGACGGGATCGTGAAAGAAATCAAAGGCGCGGACACGTTCATCTTTGGTCATACGCAAGCAGTGAAACCACTCAAATTTGCCAACCAGATGTATATCGATACCGGCGCAGTGTTCTGCGGAAATCTCACATTGATTCAGGTACAGGGAGAAGGCGCGTGGGCATAAGAGAACTAAACCTCACCAAAGAACAGCATGAGTGGCTGAATGGCTGGCTTGAACTGTGGGGCGCATGGGTTTATTCAGGTCGTCTGGAAAAGCGCATGAGCAGCGTAATAGCTAAATTCATGGAGAGCGTGGAGCCGGGAAGAGTTATGACAAGGCCAATGTGTAATGATGATGATGGAATGTTGATTTCTCAGGTCGTCGATTCCGTCATGTACATTGACAAGAAAGCCTTTGGCATCCTCCTCAGCTACTACGCCCACGGCTCTTCCAAGCACGCCATTGCATCTTACTATCATAGCGTCGCAAGACCTCGCAAGATGTTATGCCGGGGCGGCGGGCGCATTCAAAAACCATCGCTAGCAACCTGCCGACGGGAAGTTGACGAAATCCTCAATGCCTCGTTGTTTATGATTTACCCGATTCTGGATAGTGCGTTTAAAAACCGGAAACGTGTAGAGAAAATTAAGCATGTAGCATAGAACGTGTTGACATCGTTGAGCAAATGAGCAACACTATTCGCATAAGCTGCCGTTAGTGACTCTTAAGTTGCAACGGTGGCTTTTTTTATTTGGGTCAATCGTATAAAGGTCATTAGAGCCTGTAACTGTTTTTCGTCCATAAATTAACCTTCATTTGATGCTGGATTGAACATATCAAAATCAGGCAATTACACAAATCTATGTACAGGCTCTTTGTGCCTGACGTTAAAAGATTTTTTACAAGAATAATTTTGAATCAGTGAATTTGTGAACTCTTGCAACATTGATTTCGTAACGTTATTATCCTACGCTCGGCCCTTTAGCTCAGTGGTGAGAGCGAGCGACTCATAATCGCCAGGTCGCTGGTTCAAATCCAGCAAGGGCCACCAACCGCCATTAGCTCATCGGGATAGAGCGTCAGCCTTCGAAGCTGGTTGCGCGAGGTTCGAGTCCCCGGTGGTGGTCCATTATCGGTATTCTGCGTTGTTAGCTCAGCAGGACAGAGCAATTGCCTTCTAAGCAATCGGTCACTGGTTCGAATCCAGTACAACGCGCCACACTTATTTTCCCTGGCTCGCTTTTGCGGGCCTTTTTTATATCTGCGCCGGGTCTGGTGCTGATTACTTCAGCCAAAAGGAACACCTTGTATATGAAGTGTATATTATTTAAATGGGTACTGTGCCTGTTACTGGGCTTTTCTTCGGTATCCTATTCCCGGGAATTTACGATAGACTTTTCGACTCAACAAAGTTATGTATCTTCGTTAAATAGTATACGGACAGAGATATCGACCCCTCTTGAACATATATCTCAGGGGACCACATCGGTGTCTGTTATTAACCACACCCCACCGGGCAGTTATTTTGCTGTGGATATACGAGGGCTTGATGTCTATCAGGCGCGTTTTGACCATCTTCGTCTGATTATTGAGCAAAATAATTTATATGTGGCCGGGTTCGTTAATACGGCAACAAATACTTTCTACCGTTTTTCAGATTTTACACATATATCAGTGCCCGGTGTGACACGGTTTCCATGACAACGGACAGCAGTTATACCACTCTGCACGTGTCGCAGCGCTGGAACGTTCCGGAATGCAAATCAGTC